GGAATTATTGTTATATTCAGGTAATACTATAATTTCAAAATTTATTCCAATATTAATAATATATGCATCTCTAATTTCTATATTATCTCCAATCATTCTATATTGAGACATATAAGTTCTTAAATTATTTTTTAATGTTGTATTAGCATAATCTAATTTTCCTTCAGAGTTTAAAGATAAGACATATAGATTTAAAGTTTCAATTGTTGATACTTGATTATCTGTTAATTTTGGTTGTTCAATATATGATTTTGAAACTGTACCATAATCTGAGGGCATACTTAAAGCTCTAATTAAATAATCATCTGCAGTAACTGAACGTTTTTGGGAAGCAACTAAAGCTAAAGTATTTTGACGAATTTCTTCTAATGTGTCTCCTGAATTTCCTCCAGAAGCTGCTAATGGATTGTTTACTGAAACTGATGAAAATATATAATTAGCTGTGTTATCAACAAGTGAAAATAAATTAAATTTTATTGATTCTGGAGATATTTTAGTTAAGGTATTTGCAGCTATGTTAGAAGTAACTCCACCTCCTGTTAAATATCTAACAGTTAATGTTGTATTAGAAGGTGATATACCATATGTTCCTGTATACAAAAAGTTTGTAGGAGAATATGCTGTAGTTAATTTATCTTGTTTAAAAGGTAATCCAATACCTACATTATTAGAATTTGGTGTAATTTCTTCTGTAGTGCTATCTGGTGAACCAACTCCAAATTGAATTTGAATATTATCTTTTGCTATGATTCTAGTAGCAAATCTTCTTGCAACTTTTTTTAATTTTAATAAATATGGAGTATTATCCATTTTATTAGGATCATTAATATTAGTATTTTTTATTGAATCAAATGCCATTTCTTGTCCTAGGTGATCTACTTCATACCATAAATTTCCATCTGAATCAGTGATATCTAATATTTTTAAAAAATTAGTAGTATTTAGATTAATAGTTTGAAATGGTAAAGGATCTGTAAAGGTATAAGTTTGAGATACAATAGTTGAAGAAATTGCATTTCTGCTTTTTTTAAGTAAATAATATTGTACTGTATTTCCGGCTACTTGATAAATAGAAATTTCTGTAGGATCTTGAGAACTTGTTAAAGAAAAATCAATTTTATCTTGAATAATAAAGGATGTCCCATTATCTGATGTTATTGTTGAGTTTTCTGAAATAGTTAAAGCATAATCATAATCAGGTACATATTCTGATCCTATTAACTTAGAAGGTAATTGTTGATAAAAGTCAATAGTAGTTTGGGCTGCCGAAGATAATTTTGGTTTATAACCAAACATATATGCTAATTCATATAAATTATTTGATTGTTGAGCATATTGAATAAAATTTTCTTGGAATTGATTGTCAATATAAAAACTTAAAACATCTCCAACATATGCAGATTGTTCAATAAACATCATTCCTGGGGATGCTTCTGAAAAGTCATTATATGTGTTAGGAAAATAAGTTTTTGCAAACTCAATTAAACGTGTTTTAAAATCAGAAAAATCACGATTAATATACTTTATTTCTTTTTTAGTTGTAGCCATTTTATAATTCAATTTCTAAGGTATCGGTAATAGAAGTATTTAAAACATTATACTTAAGTGTAACCGTAATTTGATTAGTATCTTCTTGACCAGAAATAATAAGATCTTTAACTTCTATATTTGAAAAAAAAATTTGTAACTTTTGATTTAAATCTTCTCTAAGAAAATTTAAATTATTTTCAGTTATTTGTTCAAATAAAAAAGCTCTTAATCCACCTCCAAAAAGAGGATTTAATGGTCTTTCTCCAGGATTAGTTAAAAAAAAATTAATTAAATTATTTTTAATAGCATCTTTTGTTTGGTAATTTGATTCAAAAACTGCAAGACCACTAAATGGAAGATTTATTCCAACAGCAACGCTTGGTTGAAAATCTATAGGTGCAATTTGTTGAGGATTAAATGCCATTATTTACTATTTAAAAGACCCATTATTTGATCCATACCTAATTCTCCAGCTCCTAAACTTCCGTTTACCGGGTCACCCATTTGTGGGGTAAAAGATTGAGCATTTTGGGAGGTAAAACTTAAAGCGGTTTCTCCTAATACCTCAGCATATTTTGATCTAAAGTCTATTGGAGGAGGTGCATAAGATGGATTTGGGTTAGAAGTAGGAGTGTAAGATTCTCTTACTATTTGTTTTGGGGATTTTACAGCTTCCAATAGAATATCCTTTAATTCTTCTTGAATTGCTTCTCTTACGGCTTCTTTAATTAATTTTTTAAAATCTGTACTTTTCATATGGTTATAAATATAGGGTTAATCTGCTTTTAAATCATTAGTTTGAATATAAAATATAAGTTCATCTATTAGTATTTGATCAATGGAAGTAAAGGAAAATTCTCCAAATAATAATGTAATTCCACTTTTATTTTTTGCTGTAGCTCGTCTTCGTTTTAGAGGATTAGTAGTAATTTCTGTTTCTATCCCCATTATAAATCCATTAATTTCATTTAATGATTGATTATTAGATGTATTAGATGATAAAGATCCAAAATTTATTAATTCATTTGAAAGTTGTTCTTGGAATACTGTAGCTAATTCTGGGATAGATTGGGCACATTCTTTAATTAATCCATCTAATAAATTTAGTAGGCTAATAATTAATTGAATTAATGTTCTTAAAAGAACTAAAATAGTTAATATTCCATTCCCTACATTTTGAAGTAATTTTAATATTCGTTCAGTTTTAGCAATTGTTTCAGAAATTTTTGTAATTACATTTATTGGAATCCCTACTCCAGGAGGAACAGATGTTGGGATTGGAATATTTTTTATTATTTGAAAAGCTAAATTTAATACATCTATAGCTGTTAATCCTGTATTTACAACTTTAGTTGAAGTTTCTATAGTTTTAAGAGCTTTATTTAAACCTTTAACTACTTGATTTTTTTTTCTTATAATTTCTAAAAGTTTAGTTTGATCAGGACATGATGTTCCTTTAGGTTTTTTATTACTTTGTATAGCTTCAATTCCTTTTGAAACTCCAAAAGTCGCTAACATTATTAATATTGGAGGAATTACATCTTTTTTTAAAGTTCTATATAATTGATTTAATTTTTCTTGGGCATAATAATTAGCATCTTCTTTACTTATTAAAACTCGCTTAATTTCTTCAGGATCTAAAGGAGATAATTTAAAATCAAATTTTATTTCTTCCATTTTTAAAACACCTAATTTCTTTTTTACTGTTCCATCTCCATTAAATGGAATAATTTCAAGAGGAACATAATTAGGATGTATAATTGTAATACTATCAGGTTTTTTTGAAACTATATCAACGGTTTCTAGGGTTGTAATAAAATTACTAAATTCATATTCTTTTTCATTTGCAGAAAGGGTTGAATACTTATTTCCTTTTTTAGCTGTTAAAAATTTTGCATTTGTTGGAATATCTAATTCAAAAGAAGGTAAATAGTAGTAAGTTATTATATCATTATTATTAATATCTTTTTTAATCTGGGTTTGGAGTACAGGTAAAGCTGCTATTTCATAAGAAGGTGAGGAAGGAGTTCCAAATTCATCGTCAGATACATATACTTTATATCCATTTAATTCTAATTTATCTGCTGATTCTATTGTAGAATATTCAATTATTTGTCTTCCATTAGGAATAATTTTACCTGAAATTTTTGAAAGGATTATATTTTCTGTTATAGGAATATTTTGGGGTTTTAAAGGAGCAATATCTAAAGGATCAATTTCTATAGAAAATTTACCTTTAATCCCTGTAAAATCTTGATGGTAATCAAATTCTTCACCAGATAAGGGATAATATTTTACCTTAGCTGCTTTTATAGGTTTATTAGTAGATGAATCTACTATTTTTCCTTTAACTGTTTTTCTTTTTGTAGAAGCAAAAAGTTTAAAAATTTCTTTTCCTAATAAAATTGCACTATCAATTCCTAATTGAATTTGATTTTGTTTATTAGAATCTAATTCAAGTCCTGGTTTTGTTATTGCATATTTTTTTATTTCTTTATTTTTTTCTTCTTTTGATAATTCTTTAAAATCTATTATTTGCTGAAAAGTAATGTTATATTTAGGTTTAAAATACTGGTTATCTAAAGAGGAAGTAAATGTATTAATTATTTTTGATTTTCTTAATTCTGCTTTTTCTTCATCATCTAATCTACCATCTCCATTTTCATCAAATTTTGATTCTTCTTCTGTTAATGGTTCTAAAATAGGTTTTATATTTTCATTTCTTTCTCTAATTGATTTTTCATAATCATCTTTAACATTTTTAAGTAAATCTTTAGACGCTTTAGTAACATCAAGAAGTTTAGGTGTAAAATTAGTAATTAAAGTTGATAGATCTGGATTTGAAGCTATATCTAAGATTTTTGGGGATTGTAGTGCTTCTATAACATTAATATAATTAGGAACAATATCTAAATTAAATTTTTCAGCCATTTATATAGATTTTACAAAACGTGATTTAATCCCTTCTTTTTCATCTTTTAATACTTTAATCATATCTTTTAAATCATATGATGCTTGCCCTCCAACTATTAATGCTACTGAATCGGGGGTGTCTGTCCCTATAGGATAATTTCTTGTATGCTTAATTATTTCTGATAGGCCTTGTACTATAGTAACTAGATCTATTAGTAATTCAACAGTTTTATCCCCCCTTAAGATAGGTTGTTCACCACCTTCACTTTCATTTATCCCTAATCTTATTTCATTAGCAGACATATAAATTTTATTAGATTCTAAATTTATACTTTCATTAGAAAATAAACCTACTGATCTATTAGCACTTATTAAAACATCATTGTTTTGGGCATCTATTATTATTCTATCTGAATTAAGTAAAATTTGTGGAGCTATATATGAAGTTGTTGATAATGGAGGGAATAAACCTGAATATGAAGTAAATTCTTGTCCTTTATTTTTTAAACCAGAAAGAGAATATGGAAGAGCTTGAGTTGAAGTTAAATAAATAGATGATAAATCATTTTGAATGTTTTCAGTAATAGGTTCTGCTCCAAATCCATTAGCTCTTTTATCTTGACCATTTCTTATAATAGTAATAGGATCACCTGAAGGACCTGATGATGACCATAAATTTGCAAGTTTACTTTTTGATCGGGCTGTACTACTAAATCTTATACTGTTTCCCCATCGACCTTCATAAATTACATCTCCTGAGTAGGGCATTAATGGGTGGATGTTACTTTTTTCAATAAAAGTATTTTGACTAATACTATTAATAGAATTTAAAGGTATTTCTTGAATTGTATTATTAGGAATATTAAAAGCTCCTGCTTCTACTTGAGCATAACTTAAATTTTGTGAAGGTGGAGTTAAATTAGTTGTTGTTGTTGGAAATGGACTTGCATTTGGAGATATCATTCCCCAAACAGGGATTATTTCAGCATAAACAAACGAACCTACTGGGTTATTAGGGGTAATGTGTTTATAAGCTTTTACATATTCATTTATTAAAGGAGTTTTAGTTACTCCATTAAATGCTGGTCTAGCAGTAAAAATATTATTAGTAACAGATCCATCTATATTAGTTTGATTACCAATTACTGTTCCTAATTGACTAAATCCACCTAATGGATCCCAAAGACTATGATTTTCATCTAAAATAATATCTGTAACTCTTAATATTATTTCTTTATTAACATTTTTTGAATTATTAAGTTGCTTAGGATTCCCTAATGCACTTTTAGTCATTGCACCAAATCCAAAATTTCCAGTTGCCATTAGTCCTTAGGATTAAATTTTTTAACTTCAGATAATAATTGTGCTTTTTCATCATCAGTCATACCAAAAGATTCCTCTTCTGATTTTCCAGAAGATAAAGCACGTTGAGCTATATTAACCATTTTAATTAGTTGCTCATCATTTTTAATACCTAATTCCATATATTCTTTAATTAATGGAACAATTAATGTAGCATCACCAATATCGTTAATTAATGGTTTTAATTCACCAATAAGTGCAGAAATTTGAGCTTCCTTTTTCTTTTGGTTATCGTAAATTTCTTTTAAGAGATCAGAAAATTTTTTCTTACCCCAAATGTTAGATTCTAAATTATTCATATGAATATTTTTTGGGTATAAATATAGAAAAATACTAAAGTTTAAAATTTGTATATCCTTGTTCTAAATAAAACAAATAATTTTTCTTAAATATTCCGTATAAAGATGTTGCTATTTTAGTAATTTTTGGTGTTTTAGCATCTGGGACCATCTCATGTATATAGATGTAAAGTGCTTTTTTATTAAAGATGTCAATTCCCTCTCGTTTACGAAACAACTCTAAAATTGCATCTGCAATCTTAGCATCATATGGTTTAGGGAAGATTTTATATATGTTTAAACTAACGAATTCAACGTATTCATCCATAAAATTAGATAAACGATCATTTGAAGATGATTGATCTAATGTATATGAATGGGTATCGTCTTTTTCTAATTCATCCGTAGAAACTTTTTTAACTTTGCTTTTGTAGTTTTTATCGTTGTACAAAATACACCAACGTTTAACAATAGTGCCAAAGTAAGAATATGCTTTAGCCCCTTTTCTTGGATCAAACAAATGAATTTTTGAAAGTAAGAATACAATGATTTCATGTTGTAAATGTTCTAGATTATCTACCTCAGTATGGTAGAATTTAAATGTGTGGATAATATTTTGAGTAAGTTTAAAAAACGCATAGTGAATTTTTTCTTCATATATACCACTCCGAATTACTGGGTCAGAGGTATTATTGTATAATACAATAGCGTCTTCTGTCTCTTGAGTAAAGTAATTTTTGCTTACTTTCTTTTTTGGAGACACTTTAGTTTGATTTTCTGAGATTAAATTCATTGAGGATTTCCTGTACTTTAAGTATTGATTGAAATATAACCCCAACTTCATCGTCTTTTTCAAAAACTCCACCACGGTCTAACTCTTTTAATTTCTTACCAGAGATTTCAATGGTTCGAGATAAATTATCTAAATACGTTAGATAACCCGCAAGTATGTCTTCTTGCTTTTCATTTTTTTTAAGTAAATTAAAAGTAGTAAATCCTAGAATTACTACTAATGTTGCTAAAATACATAATATAACTATCATAAGCTGTTAAATATATTTTTTAAACCTTCACTTTTAAATGAACCTAAAGCTTTGGTTTTGGTTGATAATTTTTTAGACATGTTTGGTTTATTCCCCAATGTAAAATTAGTATTTTGCTTATCCCCGGACTTTTTATTTTCTTTTAATCTAGGTAACCATTCACGTTCAAATTCAATACGTGCTGCCATTAAATCTGCCTGATGTAAGATAAAAGGTAATGAAGTTCTTGGTTTTTGCTCTGGCATATAAGGCATTAAGTATTTTTCATTTGCTTTATCATATAAACCATCATGTGTTTGAATAGCAATCATTTCATTAAAGGTATAAGATATACCATGTGATTGAAGTAAAAATAAACCTCTATCTGGAACCGAAGCAAATGGAACTTTAGTATTGAACATATAATCCTCTCCTAATTTTTCACGTCTCCAATTATCGGTCTGGGGTATATATGATTCTTCATCTTCACTTCCCATTTTACCTAAATCATGATTCAGTGCTGAAAATACAAGCTCTTCAATTGTAAAAGTAGACATGTCACATCCTTCATCATTCCATAGTTCAGCCTGCTTAATAGCACATCGAATAACGCGTAAAACATGTTCTACATATCCTCCGGGGAAAGCATTATGGTATTCTTTTTTATGCGCGGCAGGCATTAACATTAAACGGTCTGCATATTGCTCATAAAATTCTAGTAATTTATCTTTACGAGGTTCAGAAATATATTCATTAATATAATCCATTAATTCATTCCAATTTTCTTGGATCTGTTCTGGGGTTAGATTCATAACTTTTATTTTGGTTTATTAATTTTCTCTTTCAACAATTGATTGAGCGTCTTCCCTCAATTCTAATACTTCTTGTAATATTAATTTTGCTTTTTCTAAATCTCTTTCGTTCAAAGCATTTCTTAAAACTTTTAACCGGTTTTCAATAGACTCCATCCGTCTCAATAATAATTCTTTATTTTTCATTTTATTTTATTTGATTATTTAATTTTTATCTATATATTTCAACCCTTTTAAAATCAAAATATGATTAAAGGTAATAACTTTCTTTTACTTAGCCAAGCATTTTTCAATAAAATCTTGTATTTTTTTAAGAAAAGCACATTTTTCATACTCTTCGGTACTTTCAAAGTAATTAATAGACAATTTTACCGCAACAAGAAACTCATCACTTGCATAATTACTTAAAGCAAGTTTCCATTCCTTATTTCTAATTTTGCAACTTTGAATCCAATAATATGCTCTTGTATACATCATATATTCTCCAGCGTCATCAACCCCTTTCATATCTAATTCAGGATCAGATTTAGAAAAGAATTTTAAAACTTGCTTTTTAAATACAGTACCATTCATGATTAATTTTTTAAACATACCAAGTTTAAAATGAGGAGAATCCTTATATTCACTTATATCCTCTAAAATCTTCCCAGTTTCTTTATTTGTTCCATCATCAGGAAACCCAAACATAGCAAATATTCCATTAATTGACATACTTATATGTATATATTATTTTAAAATTAAATCCACGTGTTAATATGTTGATTAATCATAAATAAATATTAAAGGTATTTTTTTCCTATTTTTTCAATAATACTTTTAGCTTCCTCTAGGGTAACTCGAAAAAATTCCCTTTGTTTATTTACACGTTCCGATTTAAAGAACTTGTGTACCTCGGATTCAATACGCTCACCTTTATAACATTTATAAGCCCATTCAACTTCATAACCTAATGGAATTCCTGTTCCTCTACTTAATTGAATTGCTCTATTAAAGGGGTCACTTTTAGTATAACCGATTTTCAACATTCCCGGCATCGCAGGATTAGATAAGACATAAACCCATTCATCACCATCCTTGCCAACATAAAGACCTCGTTTTTTACACGTGTAATACGTTAATTCATCCCAACCATCACTTAATGTTTTAATAGTAAAATATGCAGGGGGGTTATTTGAGTAATCTTCCGAACAAGGAATAAATTCTTTAGCTTCTTCTTCAGTTAAACGTTCCATAACTTAAAATCTAGCTCCGGAACCTTTATACCATGGTAAGCCTTCTCTGCTTTGTAACATTTCCTTCCACTTCTCCTCCGTATATTTGATTCCATTTATATAATATTCTCTTTTACGGTTATTACCCTCAGGTATTAAAGCGGGTCCTTCCCAATTGTGTAACTTACCATCAAACGTGTACATTATAGTGCCATCTGAGGTTGTTAACTTTTTTGAGGGTTTATATGATTTATTCTCCATCGGTAAATGATTTTAGTGATTGTTTAATATCTGAGATTTCTAGGGCATGGACTGCAGCGGTTAGTCCAAAACCAAACACCATTAATGATGAGCTACATATCATTATTTGTATGTCTAGTGGGGAATGAAACACATTCATTAATGGCTCCCAATTATTTCCAAATCCAATAAGGAGTAATAGTTGAGAAGCAACCATTGTACTATTTGAAATTAATAGGAGTAAATGTCTTTTAATTTCTTGTTTAAGTGATTTAATTTTTTCTTCTTTCATGACCTTTATTTTTAATTATTTTTATACAATTAATATACGAATAAAGAATGAAAAAGCCTAGGATTCCTGGGTATATTTTTAATAAAAAAATTGGTCTAGTTGATTTGGTTTAATTTTAACTTCTTTAGTACATTGGAAAATGTGTTTAAACATTTCAATTATAGACATTCCCCCACAAAGTAGGATTCCAACATAACCTAATGTAAGATAAAATGGTATTTTGATTATTCTGTATATCATGGTATTCGTTTAATATACATATATATCCTGTTATAGACACGCATTTTTTTTGAAAAGAAGGATTTGGGATTTTTGGATTTTTACATTTTTTGCGGATTTTGAAATTTGGGGTACATTGTGGGGATATATAAGTTAAATATATAAGGATATACAATGTCGATGGGTGAAGAGTTGTAGTCGATGAGTTAAGTCATATAATTCGCGGACCACCACACCCCGCGCCATATTGACGGCGGCGCGCGTGGGGCGGTATGACCATATTACGCCCATATATATACCGCCATACGCCGTACCGCCCGCCACCCTTATACCAGGGTCTCCGGTCTCGGGTCTTACAGGGTCACAGGGATCCCGGGTCACGGGTCACCATGGGTTACAGGGTCACATGGTCACGGGTCTTACTGGGTCACAGGGTTACTGGGTTATCGGGTCTATTACCCGTGTTTTCTCCATCACCCGTATCTCCAGGGTCATCATGGTCACAGGGTCTCGGGTCACCATGAGTCACCATGGTTATCGGGTCACAGGGTTACCATCACCATGGTCTCGGGTCACCAGGATCTTGGGTCACGGGTCATCATGGTCACAGGGTCTCGGGTCACCATGAGTCACCAACACCCGGGTCTCGGGTCATAGGGTTATCGGGTCACCCATCACCCGGGATCTCGAATCTCCCATCACCCGGGTTACAGGGTTACCATCACCATGGTCATCGGGTCTTGGGTTACCCTGGTCTTACCACGGGGGGGTATTGCGTTTGGATCCTACCAGCACACCATCTTTAAAATAGTAGAAGGTTAACACCATATCATCTCCCATAACCGAGATATCACCATCATCCAGGTTACCGTCTATATTATAGATTCGGGCTCTGTTCTGTTCTATAAATTCTTCCATGCTCATATCTTATCATTTTTATTTATACCACAATATACGAAACAGATTTTAATAATTATATTCCCGTTTTAGCCGTTAATACATCATCCATCATATCAATTAATTTGCCTAAGTGACCTTTACTGGCTAGTTGGTCTAAATTATACTCCTCAACCTCCCAATATGAACCACAACACTCCCAACCACATGGATATTCTACCAATGTACCTAAGTAAACCAGATCATCCTTAAAATCGATCCCTCGAATGGTAAGCCCATCACTGATCTCCTCATTCCATAATTCATCCGCAAAATCAATATCCTTGATCTTACCAAAACCCTCAAATCCAATATATGCCAATCCATATTCTACAGCTGTCATGTCTTTATTTTTTATTTATTATACCAATGTTTACCTTATCAATTGTGTACTGGTTCAACTCACACATCTCATCAAATGAGATTAAACCATTATTGAATGCTTTGATCAAATCTTTTAACTGTTGACCGTAACTACTTTGAATTTTAAATTTCATATCTTATCATTTTTAATTATACCACAATATACGAACCTGAGATATGATCTCTATGTCCTTAAATTAAACCAGAAATCAATGTAATGTAGTCAGGACAGGATTCGAACCTGTATGATAACTTATGAGCAGGTCTTTCACCGGGTTTCTCGAGGTTACTCTGCGTTATCTTTACTTTTAACCTTTATTCATAGCGTCTACCATTCCGCCACCTGACTATATTTATTTTCTTATTTATACCACAATATACGAATCTTATCTATGATCTCTATGTCCATTAATTAGCCCATATGATCGAGTGTTCAAATTTCAGGTAGTGAGGTGCGTACACAATCTCACAAGCCAATTCTTGTTTAACTAAAAACAACAACATCATCATTTCATCCATTTCTTTCTTTCTCATAAAAATAAATCAGTTAAAAAATCCAAAATCAATACAGTTATTAACACTAATACCATGCTAACCAAAATCCCCGTTACCACCATCATGAAAATAAACTCATTAAAATTAATTTAAATCCTATTAACAACATTGATAAACCAATACAAACTCCTATACCTATCATTTACTTATTACTTTTAAAATTAATACTACATTCAACAACAAACTTACATAAACAATTGTTCCTATCATTTTCTTATATTTTTTAATTATACATCAATATACGAATCATATTTTGTTACTCTCTGTCCTCAATTAATTTTTGTAACTCATAAAATTTATCTAATAAATCATCATCACCTAAATTCTCTAACATATTCTCAAACAAATCTTGTACATCAATACTTACTACAGTTCCGTTATCTAATATTAAATCTGTTTCACTTGAATCTCTATTATCTGTTTCTTTAATGTTAACTCTTTTCATGTCTTATCGTTTTTTAATTATACATCAATATACGAACTAAATTTTAATTCTGTTATTCCTTAACAAAACTTATCTAACAATCCTTTATTTTCCAATTTTATCAAACAATTATTAACATTAAAAGGATTTTTTCTTTTATAATTTTTCAATTCTTCATTTACTAAATCTAAAAACTCACTTTCATCATTATTATCTACAAAATCAACTTCATCAAATCCATTTATAAACAAATTTAATTCTTTAATACTTTCAAATTTCATATCTTATCGTTTTTTAATTATACACCAATATACGAACTAAATATCAAATTTACTATTCCCACAATCACACCGTACATTAATACTGAACTTAACATCACACCCCAAGTCACGAAAATTACTTTTGTCATTTACTTTTTTTAAATTTATATTATTTTCTTTATTTATGCTATAATATACGAAAGCAGCTTTAATTAGCTGCTTCCATTATTATTTATTAACTGCTTATTCCTAAGCAGCTATTTCATCAGTTACACTCTTAATCATTTTAGGTCGTCCTCTTTTAACTAAACCTAACTCTCTTTTTTCATTTAACTCTTTAATCCTTAACTGTCTTACACTATTTTCATTTACAGGACGTCCTAATTTCAACTCTCCGTTTACTCTTTTACTCTCTAACTCACTAATCCTTAACTGTCTTACACTGTTTTCATTAACAGGACGTCCTAACTTTAACTCTCCGTTACTACGTTTTAACTCTAACTCTTTAATCCTTAATTGTCTTACACTGTTTTCATTTACAGGACGTCCTAATTTTACACTTTTAACTACTTTTTTCATAACTTTTCTTTTTTTTAAATTTAATTATTTATTTTCTTTATTTATACTGTAATATACGAATTATAATTTAATTATGTTATTCCTCAATTATTTCACTTTCACTAGTAAATACTTTAAAACATTCAAAAAACATTCTTTCAACTTCTTCAAACTCTTTTTCAAACAATTCACACTCATACATTTCTTTAATTAATTCATTTAAATCATTAACTAAAAAAAAGTCATTTGCATCATCAATATTAACTACTAAATAATTTTTCATTTTTATATTTTTTAAATTTATACTGTAATATACGAATTAAATTTTAATTAGCTTAATCCTTCAATTTTATCAATTAGTATTTTCATTAATTGTCCTTCGTTATATTCTTCTAATTCTTTAAAAGTAAACGTCCTATCTTCAAAGTCTAACCAACCGTATTCAAAATCTTTTACTTCTTCTATTAAATAAACCTCTTCAGAGTCAAAACATATTTCATAAAAACTAAAATCTTCATCTAATTCTTCTCTACAAAGATCTTCATTAATTAAATCTTCTTTATCTTTAAATTCTTTTAATTTCATAACCTTTATTTTCTTTATTTATACTACAATATACGAATTAAATTTTGTTTCGCTTATTCCTTAATATACAATATATAATATAAAATTATTTTTAATAACTTTTTTTATTATATTATCTTTATATTCTTTTTCTATATTTTTATCATCTTCTTCTCTAATAAAAACACTACAACATTCAATTATATTAAAACTATTATTATTAAAATCAATTTCATAATATTCACTATCATTTATATCAACAATAAATTCAAATTCATTTAAATTCTCATTAATAAAAATTTCAACTTCATTAATAATTTCTTTTACATTCATAACTTTTCTTTTTTTATTTATACTGAAATATACGAAATCTCATTTAATAAACTTAGTCCTTAAACAGAACGATAGCCTACATCTCTTGTGCAAGCTTTTTACTTTATAATCCAAGCGCCACGTTTGGCTATAATCGCGGTGTGAAGTTTTCAATGATCGCCTTACATACTCATTCACACACGAATACTGATGTTTCTACCGTTTTTGTTTACTAAGTGGCGCCTTTCTGTGTCCTAAAACTGTTGCGTTGCCCGTTTCTATTTCCATTGCGGGAGATACCATCGTACTCATTAATACATATGGTAAGATACGGGAAATATTCCAGGTATCCCAATTTTTTTTAATATCTTTTTAATTTCTTTTTAACATTCTTTTAATTTTTTTCCACTATGTTCATGTAATGTTCACGTAATGTTTACAAGTTTTGTATATACTTTTGGAAAGACATGTAAAGGTGCGTGGCTGCTGCATGGAAGGGTTATCCCCAATATCTCCTTACAATATCCATTGCATTCCCCATTTTCCACATACCATTAACGATTTTCATTCTTATAATATCCCTGTTGATAATCTTCGTTCCCCATGTTGATCTACTTGTCATATGTTAATCTTTCTTTATACGTTAATATACGATAATCTCCTTGGTTTTAATAGTCCCTATGTTTGATGATAATCTTCGTTTTATACACGTTTAATCATTTAATTATCCGTTGTTTTATAATTTATCTAGTTCAAATTCAATTGATGATTTCATATTCAGTAATGCCTGGACATATCCTACTCTATAGTTATCATCTCCAATTAATGGTGATTCCATTATCATTTCGTTATTCTCCTTTAGTAATCTCTCTAGTATTTCTTTCATGCTTTTTTATTAAATGTTTCGTTATAGTATTCATCTGCTGAGTTATAATCTCCTTTAGTGAGTGAATTATACCAGGAATTTTTAATCTGCTCTCTCTCCATTTCTAAGGCTTGGTCAATTATCAACTTATTATAATTAGGTGATGTTTCATCTAAGTTTAAATGCTCAATCAACCATTCTACTGCTGTTTTTTTCATGTTTTATTTTAATACATTAAATAATCACCTATGTTTTCTCCAATTCCTACTCCATTAAATGTTACCTCGTAACTTGGATCCATTCCACCATACATTACAGCCTCTATTAATTCCTCTAATGTGTTAAATTCTACTGTGTAATAACTACAATCTAAACTATACATATCTTTTTATTTTCTTTATTTAATAATTAAAAACAAACTCTACTACTTCCTCTGAGTTAAAAGAGTTAAATATTCCATCTTCACTCTCATCACCTTCCCCATAAACAATATACTCAGCAATTCCTTTTTTATTTTGAGTAAAACATGTTATTAATAAAGATTTAAACTCAATACTATTCCCTGTAAAACCAAAATCTTTTAATTTTTTAATTTCTAAATTTAATTCTTCTTTTTTCATATGTTTCTTTATTTATACCTTAATATACGAAATTTATTTTAAATAACTTATTCCTCTGCTTTTATTCTATTAAATACTTCCTGTATATTTTCAATTACTTTAAATCCACCATTGTTATGTGTTGTGGTTCCTATTACGGTGTATTTTTTTGGCTCACGATTAAAATCTCTTTCTTCTACCTCATATAAATGTCCTATCATATCTATGTTTATGTAGATAGATTTTTTGTCACTTAATGTTGTTACTTTAATTGTTCTCATAACTTTTTCTTTTTATTTATCTGCTAATTACTGATTCGATTGCTTCTGTTCCTGAGTTAATCATTGCTATAACTCCACCCCACATATTTTCATCTGCTTCCCACTCTATTTCGTGTTTTTCATGTTTCATTTGCCAATTTGATATTGCAAATCCGTTACCATCTAGTTTAAAATCACCATCACTGTTTTTCTTAAATCTTAAATGTCCAACATTATCACACATACATGATATTGTTTTGAATATTACTTCCCTTGCTCCTTCTTTAATAGTTAATTTAGGTGCGTTTAATCTTAATTCTCTGTATTTGCTCATAACTTTTCTTTTTATTTATACTGTAATATACGAAAAGAAGCTTACGCTTCTATTTCCTTAATTAATTCACTTTCTTTAACTGTATAAGTCATAACCATTTCCCCTCTATAATTGTCATGTTTAACAACATAAGTAATTTCATCACCTTCCATTCTTAAATTTTCCAATTTATTTATCCAACAATCAAAAATAGTACATTTCACTTTTGGAAATCCTATTATTTTAACTTTATTACCAATTTCAAATTTCATAACTTTTTTCTTTATTTATACCACAATATACGAAATTTATTTTAATACTTTTAGTCCTTAACTATTAAATTCTTCTTTTATAGAAAATGTAATAAAAAATTCCCCATCCATTCCATCATAATCACTCATTTCAAAACCTAATTTTTCACCTAATTCCTTTAATTGTAAACATAATTCAATGTTTTTTTCACTGATGTGATTTAATCGTAATCCTTTTACTAAATTTTCATTTTTCATATTATCATTTTTATTTATACTGTAATATACGAAAAGAAGCTTACGCTTCTATGTCCTTAATTAGCTTTTTTACCAAAAACAATATCTCGTCCTTTACATCATTGTGTATAATGCTTTCATTAACAAGTTCCTTTAAATAGGTTTGTAGATCTTCCATAACTTTTATTTTTTATACAATTAATATACGAAATCAAATTGGATAACCTATGTCCCTAGCTCCAAAATCTAGCTCTTCCATTTGTTCAAGTATAAACAATGCCTCTTCATTACTCATATTGTAGCGAATTTATCTTTTTTAGTCATTAATTTAACTTTACCAATCACTTCGTCAATTTGCATATCAACAAATCCTTGTGTCATAAACGGTCGTTTACCAGCTGCTTCTGCATTTGCTATTTCTTGCTTTAATGTATTTTTATACATTTCTAATCCTGTGATAATTGCATGTGATTCAAATCCATTTAACTTTGTCATAACTTTTTTCTTTTTTTTAATTTAAATTAATTTCTTTATTTATACTTTAATATACGAAAGCCCTTTTAATTAAGGGCTTCCTTTATTTATTTTAATTAATCTTCACTTGGGGTGAATTCGGAAGAACTTACTTCTTCATCATCTACACTTACAAATCCTTCAAGTACTGCCTCGACATGTTGTATTATTTCTCTAATATCTACATCTACTCTACTTAATTCAATTCTATTATCATAATTTAATTCAAACTCAGCACTATCTAAATCAACTAAGTCATCACTATTATTATCTAATATCGATTCCAATTTGCTAGATATATTACTAGCTAGTTCTTCTGTAAGTCCTCCTGTTTCAATTTGCTTAATCAATTCAATAACTTTATCAATATCAACTTGTGATGATAATGCCTTTGCTGCGTTTAATTGTTCAATTAAATTTTCTTTTTTCATAATTTTTCTTTTTTATTTATACTGTAATATACGAAATTTATTTTAATTTTAATATTCCTTTATTTAACATTTCATTTAATCTTTTAATAGTATTCTCTATAGTATCTCCTTCCCCTTCAGAAGCATTTTTAGCAAATTCTTCTAACGAATCAAATTCATTATCACAATATGCTTCATCAACAAACATAGCAGCATCAGTAATTAATATCTCTTCATCACTCATCAAATCCCAATTATCATAATCAATTGAGTCTTCCTCAGCAAATCTATTATTAATTAATTCTAATTCTTTTTCTTTTACAAATTCTAATTTCATAACTTTTCTTTTTTTATTTTTATTTATATTTATATTTATACTTTAATATACGAAAAGGAGCTTATGCTCCTTCGTCCTTTATTATAATTCGTTATTTCTAAATAATAATTTCAATTCATTTTCTATTCCATTAGTAATTAACTCTGCTTCTTTTTCTTCAATTAATTTATTCAAATCAATTCCTAATTCTAATAGTTGTGCTTTGAATTGTTTAAATGATGTATAATCTGAATCAATATCTATTCCTAGAAATTTTACATTATCAATATCTATACCTAAATCCATATCAACAATTAATTTACCTAATTTATCTCTACTAATACAGGCCTGATGTATTAATGTTAACTCAATTGCATCGTTGTTACCTAATTTTACTTCTGTTTGGAAGCCTACCATTAATGTTTTGCTTGTAATTTTCATAACTTTTTTCTTTTTTTATTTATACTATAATATACGAAATCTCTTTTACTTATTTTATTCCTTTAATTAAAATTTTGTAATTTGCTACAAATTGTTTCCCAAAGTAACTCATATTTTATCTCAAATTCCGTTGCTGGTGTGTCTTTAAAGCTTTCTCTTGTTATCTTTAATGACGATTTCCATTCAACATCGTTCATTATAGAATCGATCAGTTCCACCAACTCATTGTCTGATTTTCCTTTCAATATAGATTCCGAGTATCCCCAATCCTCTTCCATTTCTTCTATCGAGTCGTAATTTAATAATTCTTCTTGTAATCTTACATCTCTTTCAAACTGTAATTCTTTTAATGCTGATTCTTTAAATTTCATATCTTATCTTTTTTATTTATACTATAATATACGAATTCTCTTTTATATCTCTTATTCCTTTATTAAGGTTAAAGTAGATGTCTTAACAATGTAGCGTCGAGTTTTATTTTGAATAGCACACGTTGTGTCGCTTTCTTTATACCACACCAACGTCCAAACACCTGAGTATGATAGGCATTTTACTTTGTCGCCTTGTTTCATTTTTGTAGGTATTCTCTTTTATATCTATCTAAAACCATTTCTTGAGCTTGTTTATTTGCTTCTAATTCCATGTTTGGTTTAATTTGCATTTCTGCCATTATTTCTACTAAAACACCCCATGTTCGTCTTGATAGTGTTGTGTATCGATGATCAGCACCAAAATTGTCGTTGTACTGTTGTAGATCTAAATAAGCTACTGCTTCTTTATTTTGTAGTAATTCAATAATATCTTTCTTTTTCATAACCTTTATTTATACTATAATATACGAATTCTATTTTAATACTTTTAGTCCTCTAATTCTTCTATAAATTTAACTCCAATAATTTTTTCTGATTTAAAATCAACTTCTTCACTTATTTGTTCTCCATCATCTGCTTCTGCACCGGAAAATATCAATTCTTTTGCTTCTTCCTTTGAGTTCGCTTCAACAACATATTGAATAGTTTTTGTTGCTTTTACTTTTGTTGTAATTCTAAATACTTTCATAACTTTTTTCTTTATTTATACTATAATATACGAAAGAGCTTCTGTTAAAGCTCTTCCTTTATTTCTTTAAGATAATCTCTAATTTCCACTGCATTCTCGTAATCTTCTACATCTGGAAGTAATGAGTATTCTAGCATGTCCTGTAACAATGCTGCAAAGTCTCCATTATGTTTATATTCAAGTTGGTTTTGCAAAAATAGTTTTTGTTCCCAGGGAATATTTGAGTTGTATATTTCCGGGTGCATTTTACCTTTCCATAATAATTTAACTGCTTCATCCATATTAAATCCCTTCATTAATTGCTACTTTTAAATCAACTACTGGTCCACCATCCGAAACTAGCCAAATGTTATCTTTAGTAAAGCAATAAATAAATTCTTCACATGATTGATAGATACAATTAAATAAATTAGGAACATCTTGATTTATTTGTTGATCAAATGGTTCACCTCTATCACGGTGATATGCAACTACAACACCCTTTTCAGGTTGAGCAAAGCTATGTTCACCTGTTGGATTTACATTTTCTGCTATGTATGAAATGCTCCCTAATGCTATTAATTGTTCTACTTTTGAACGATTAGTGTAGTGTTTCTGTAATACTGCTCCAACACCATCTATCATACCATCAAAATGGCAATAAATTGATGTAGTTGTTCCGTCTTGGTTTTCAATTCCTATTCTACTTCTTGTTGACATAACTTTTCTTTTTATATAATTAATATACGAAATTTATTTTACTTAAACTTGTCCACTAGTTCTTTAATAAACTCTCTTACATTATTACCATCATCAATTCCATTTAATATAATTTCTTTATGTATATTTCTATAAAGATCATGTGTAGCTGTAATTGATATATCATAAGTCACAACATTATTGTATACTATGTTGAATAATACATCTTTTTGTCTGAGTATTTCTTTTAATTGGGTGAATTCCTTGAATAATTCCTCTTCTTCTTTTTTAAGTTGTTTTATTTGTTGGTCTTTTTCAAGTAATTTATTTGTTAATTCCAACAACTCTTCCTTTCCTTCAAATTCATCAAATGTAGATTGGATTTGTTTTGTTTTTTCTTCTTTTATTAAATTATATGCTTCATCACATATAACATCAATTTCAAACTGTCTTAATTTTTTCATAACTTTTTTTCTTTTTTTAATTTATACTGTAATATACGAAATCTATTTTATATCTCTTATTCCTTCATTTAATTTATCAATACATTCTAAGCCGAATTCATTTCTGACATTATAATATCTAGGCCAAGTTGACATAAGTGTATTAATTATTTCTTGATCTTGAATAACTTCTCTATTTGTTGTGTATTGTTTGTATTCATTTGTTGATTTTAGAAAACGTGCACTTTTATATGTTAATTTCCAATATTCTTCAGTTAATTCTTTATTAGCTGCAGCTTGTAGTACACTATACACAACATTATCAATTATCACTGAAAAATCTAAGTGATATTTGTAATGAATAGGATTGTTTTTAAAGCAGTGTCTTTCTGTTAATATAGGAATTTCATCTGCTGTGTTAGCTACATATATGTCTTCTATCGGATTTGGATTTGGAATGCTCATAACTTTTTTCTTTTTTTATTTATACTGTAATATACGAAAATTAATCTTCTAATTCAATTCCTTGTTCACTTAAAAATTCAACATACGACATCATATCTTCCGGATGTGCTGTGGATTGATATTTTTCCCATGCTTCTCTTAATTCCTTTTCTG